CTGCAAGCCAGTGCTCCACACCGTTGATGTTAATTTTCCCGTTGTAATCAGGGCGGGTTTCCACGCCTTGTTTGTCGTTTTTGAACAGGACTCCCCTGTTTGTGTTATCGAACTCCATTAAGTACCTCACAAAAGAAATTAAAATTGTCGACGCCAATCTCCTCGATGGTTTGCCTGACCCACAAGGAATCAGGCTCATCCATCTCATTAGCATCAAGGATGTATGCTTGCAGGATTTGCTGGCCCTCCCTTTCCAGCTCCCGCACACGGTTTTTAAAAAGGGTCTTCTGACCCCGTGGTGCTGAGTTGAACTGCTCAATGAACTCATCAGTGTCTGTCCTACTAGCAACAAACACCGACAAGGCATCATCGTTCTCAACCATCTCAGCCAGGTTCATTTGCCCATCACCGTTACAGCGACATCGCCCCAGTCCGCTGCGATGTGGTCGTAGAGTTCTGCCTGCGACAGGGAGCCATCGTAGTACCTGAGCAAAGTGCCCTCGTCAAACAGCGCCCAGGTAGGCTCGTCGTTCACGTCAAGAATCAGTTGAGCCAACATTTTGCTTGTTCACCTCCCTAAAAAGTGCCTCAATCAGCTCTTCAACATTGATCCCTTCTGGGAGTCTTGCTGTCAGCAGGTCGTCGTAACCGTCTTTTCTTATGATTAGGGTAATCATTTCTCAAAAGCCTCCATAAAGCTCCTCTCAGCGTCCCTGAGCGACATTTCCTCTTCTTCCCTGTTGGTGTATGGGGAAGCCGCATCAAAGCCCCTACGGGCCTCTAGGGCGTCAGGGTACAGTTCACGCGCAAAGCCAAAAGCTACCCCTGCTCGCTTGAAGGCGTCGGAAAATGACCCCTTCTCACCCTCGATTGAAGTTTCTCCGGCACCATCGGCTTTCCATATCCACTCGCCGTCTATCCGAATCCCCAGCTCACAACAGACCTTACCAGCCACCTCATGGTAGCGGGTCTGCCAGTTCTGAGGCCCGACCAGGGTATCCAGCCGTTCCATCAGGCATCTTGCGGTGATGTACGACAGGCTTATGCCACCTGGGCCTTTGCGCTGCATAATCACGCTGCGTGGTAACGGTTCTCTAAACTTTTCAATCATTGTTCACCCCTTCCAGGTAAGTTTTAGATAATCGCCACAGTCCTCTTTTGTGAAGAACTCCGACGACGGTTTTTGGTTTCAGGTTCAGGCTTAGCTGGAGCCAGCTCTCGCTCAATCTGCGCCCTTACTGAATCAATGCTGAGCATCATTTTCCCCCTCGATCAGTTCATAAAGCCAAGTCACGGCCTCTCTCTCCGTTTCGGCGGAAGCCAGCATCGGGCGACCATCCTTGATGGTGAACGCGCACCACTGATTGCCGCGCTTATCATGTGTCACAACCACATCATCATCACAAGTCACAGATCATACCCCTCTAGCTCTTCCGCCAGCGCTTGCAGCTTTTTGTCGCCTTCCTTGTAGGCGGCCCAGCGCATGTCGATCATTTCGTTTTCGAGATTGGATTCGAGGATCTGCTTTACTTCCTGGAGGAAGCCGCGAGAATTCATCTCAACATCATGCTGGTGCGCCAACTCAATGCCGCCCAGTAAGGCGATGATGTCCTCAACCAGTACCTTTTCTTCTTTCAATCTGAAGCTAAAGTGCCGTTTATTCATATTCACCCCTTCAAATAGTGAACCCCGATAGTAACCTACCGCTCAGTATCTGCAACTACCATCATTTTAGGTGATGGTTTGGTATTAACAGGCCTAACAATCCTCCTCCCACAGCCTCTGCACTCAGCTGATTGCGCTACTACCTTTTTGTTTTTTACGACGTTGTTCCAAGGCTTTGTTTCACCGCCACACGGACACTGCATACCTGATTCCCCTAACTTTCTTTCGACCACATCTTGATACTTCGAGTTGCCTCGAAGATGGGTTAATCAATGACGATGTTGAACGGGTTACCCGAATAGCTAGTCTCCGGCCAGCGGGTTATCAGCCCCTGACCCGCATTGCTCCGCCAAGAGTAACGGGCGGCAGGTTTGTTTGTTCCTGCCCTCATGCGACACGCTCAACACGGTTGGACAACCACTCAGAACTTGGTAGAATTGCGCAGCGGTCAGGCTGCTACGGCTTTCCTAGTCTACTGTGGTGGTCGTTTCCATGACCGCACCCAAAATTTACCGCGCTTTTTGACGAAAATCAACAATAGTGCGAGAATGGAATCGGTGCCCAGGAAGTCTATCCCACCTTCCCCCTTCAGGACGTTGCTGGCTGACCCCCTTCTCAGCCTCGCTGGGCACCACTTCAGAGGGTAAAGATGCCTAAAGAGCTGACGGTTCCGAAACTCAAAAAGAAGCTTGACCGCCTGTTTTCGCTGTACCAGCGGTATAATTACTCAATAGATGGCGAAAATGCCGCCTGTTTCACTTGCGGAGTAGTCAGGCCAGTCAAGGCCATGCACAACGGCCACTACATTCCCCGTACACAATCGCCTACCAGGTTCTCTGAATCCAACACGCGCCCACAATGCCCAGGATGTAATACTTTCCGGTCAGGTATGCCGCATGAATTCAGGCGCAATCTTTGTCTGGAAATAGGCGAGGACGCCGTTGAAGCGCTAGAAGAAGAGTCTAGAAAGCCCTGGAAGTGGTCGCGGGATTGGTTAGAAGATCAGATCATCTACTATCAGGATGAACTGCGCGCGATGAACGTCCGGTTCTAGTTGGGCCAACCAGAGGCCGCCAACTAGCCAACAAGCGTGGCAAATGACAACGGATTCTGGCAAATGACAACGTTCAGACGACGAAATCAGCGAACATCAACACTAGGATGGCCACTAGCAGGTAAGGCGCTAAGTGCTTAGCCAGTTTCATCATTCACCTTTTCGGCCAGGTAAACCAGCCATTCAGCAGCAGCTGATAGCGTGCCGGCCATCTCATAGTCACCAGTTCGCCTAGCGTATTTGTGGCAGAACTTGTCGATTTCTGCCGCGATTTCATGCGGATCTGTAACATCTAGGATGGTAATGTCACTCACTCGCTCACCTCAAATCCCAGTGCTCGCAACTCTGCCGTTTCATGGCCTGCGCTACAATCCCAGCATAACAGGCACTTACAGTCAGTCCATTCATGGTGCCGACTGTCATGCGGTACTACTGCGTTGCAGATTTCGCAGTTTCCGATTGGTTGGTTCATGTTAAATCCTTAGCTATGATCGTCCAGGGCGCAAACACCACTCCTAAAAAAGCATGAAACAGCACCACCTCTGGCCACGCCCCAGCCCATGACAGGCCATAGCAGCAAGCGGGAAACAGTAGCGCGATGATTACTCGCAGATTAAGTTGATTGTTCATCTTTATATACCCCTTTATGCTGCAACTGTGAGCGGATGCGGATCAATAACAAATCCGCTGGCGTCTTTTTTGGCGCGCCCTTTTGCCTTCAACCCGACAATGACCCCTTTCGGGTCGAGGAATCTCAGGTCTGATTCATCGCCATTGATGACAGGACGCCCTAAATAGGTGTCTGGCAATTCATCGCGAAACACTACAACCAAGTTGATATTGGATTGGTGCGTTACAGTTGCAGCTGATAGTGCGTATTTTTGTGATGCTTCGCTGTAACTAACAGAAAGGTGATAGTTTTCCGGCAATGGGCGTATTACTCGCTTGTAGACTTTACTGTAATCGTAGAATTGCAGGTCAGGAAACATCGCCATGATGTTGGCATGGTCGCCTACTGGTATCGTTTCCCAGAGGACGTCCGATGTCCCATTGAGGCGCACAACAGGCACTAAACCTTTTCGTTCCGCTTTACGCTGAAATGCCTGGATTTCTTTAACCAGCTGCAGCATGAATGATTCGCGATCATTGTTGAACAATTCCGCTCTAGCGATTCGGGCGCGTTGTATGGCGTTGTCCGGCAAATCACCGCCATCTGTGGCAAAGACTGCAGAACCTTTTGCGATACCGCCACGACCTGCAGTGTTAAGGCATCCTGCAGCACATCCGGCCTGGTCTGCCATAGGGCAGAGATTAACGCCACTGGTAGAGTATGGCGCCAGGTATAGTACAGCTGTCATGTATCCCTGCTTTTGTCCTTTAACGGTTTTTGCATTGGAATCGATATTCAGTAATTTCATTGTGTTCCCCTTCTTTAGTTGTGTTATGCCGCTTCCGCGGTCTGGATTGATTCGCAAAAGTCTAATGCTTTTTGAGCTGCGGCTGCTGCTTTGAATATCAGCCGCTTGTCATTCTTAAGTGCCTTTAACCATCCGCCGATATACTTTGCATGATCGTCGCGTGGTTCTAGGTCTATTCCGAATATCCGGCAATGATAGGCCGCGCCTAGTTCTGCTATTAGTTCCTCGAATGCATAACCCTCGCGTGATCGGTCTTGGAATCGGTTCAGGCGTGACTTGTGCCCAGTCCAATGGGTTATCTCGTGGAATAGTGTAGAATAGTAATGCTCTGTTGCTGTGCCATCCTGGTTACCTGTAAAGGCATTTCTGGGCGGCATGCATATTTTGTCCTGAGATGGGATATAACAAGGCGCGCCAATACCGAATTCAATGCCTAAGCCGTCGACGTAGGAATCACAGTTTGCCAGGCGTTGAGTCAAATCTGGCATATCGGCGTGAATAGGCGAATATCCCTCTACTTGTTCCGCATTGAATACGGTTGAATAACGCATGAGTGGAATGCGATCAATCTCGCCTGTTTCCTTATTCTCTTTCTCTAATTGCTTGTAGAATACAATCCTGGTGCCTTTTTCGCCCTTTCGGACATTAGCGCCCTTAGTTTGCCACTGTTTATAGGATGCCCATTCGTTTGACTCGAACGGGGTCAGCAGGCCAAGCAATAACACGTTGATCCCATGGTATTCGTTTTTAGTGACCGCGTTTACTGGCATACCAGACGTTGCAACAAATGGCTTTAACCAGTTTGTGTCGCCTGACTCCATAGCAGATAGAATGCTGTCAGTCACTTCCTGGTAAATATCGTTTTTCATTGTGTTACCCCTTCTTTCAGATAGATTTACGGTGAGGTCACACTATCCGACACTGACATTGTGCGATCAACCACTATAATCTGTCGTGATGACCCACCATAACTGGCACAAGAATTGATGGCTTCAAAAATACCCCAAAATATGCTATAATCTATCTAGTATTAATCCAGTGAATCACTAGGTGCGGATCAATCAAACAGGTTCAGGGGCTTAACTCATAGGCACCCACATAGACTCTCACCTTCACCCGCGCCGATACACTCACCAAGTCAGGCCCCTGTATCAGTCCAGATGGCCAATCTGTATCAGTCCAGGTACCCCGGGGCCGGGATGCGATGAACAAAATTATGTAGTAGCCACCCAGATACAAAAAAGAGCAATTTTGAAAAAAAAGAACGCTCTGTAAGCTATTGATTTAACTGCTTGTAAATACTTGTATTGCTAAAGGGGGTAAATGCGAGTATTGTTCTTGTCATGCTAACTGAACAAGATAAGCTGAATATTGAGGAGCGCAAGGCTTTCAATATCAATAAAAGGAAGAGGGGTAGACCTAAGAAGTCAGAGGTTGCTGCTAAGAAGAAGGGTAATCGAGGCCAGGTAGGTCGGCCTAAAGGTGATGCAGCTATCATTAACGAGTATAAAGCTCGTATGCTGGCTTCTCCTAAGTCTAATCTGGTTCTTGAGACCATATTTGATGCGGCTTTAGACAACGAGCATAAGAATCAAGCAGCTGCATGGAAGCTCTTGATGGACAGAATGCTCCCTGTAGCGGCTTTTGAGAAGGATGTGGTGAAGGATTCAGGCAGAGGTGCCATCCAAATCAACATCTCAGGCGTAAACGCTGTTGACATCCCTTCTAATGAAGTCATCGAGGGTGAATTTGAATCTTAGATACTTCTCATTAGACGAGTTTGACTGTCAAGTCACCGGAGAAAACCGCATGGAAGGGGAGTTTCTGGAGGTTCTTGACGAAATCAGACACCGATGTGGCTTCCCCTTTGTCATAAGCAGTGGTTATCGAGACCCATCCCACCCCGCAGAGACAGTTAAGGCCGTTCCTGGCAACCACACCAAAGGAATCGCCGCGGATATTAAGATAACTAACTCTGCCCAACGCTACTCTATTGTTAAACACGCAATGGATATTGAGGTTTCCGGCATAGGTATTGCTAGTAACTTCGTTCACCTCGACATCAGGGCCACAACGCCCGTTATCTGGCTCTACTAATGTTCACAACCAAGCACGTTACCCTGACTGACACAAGTGAAGCGACTCTGTTTACCGTTCCCAATGGATTCGTGGCGAATATCGGGTTTGTGTTTGTGGCTAACCACGGCGGATCCACCAATACCGTTCAGGTCTGGTGGGAAAGCAGCGGTGCAGTCCCTCAGTTGTACCTGTTCGACGGGGTTAATTTGAACTCCAAGGACAACCTTACCCTAAATGGCGGGTCTTATTGCCCGTTATTTGTCCTCCACGGAGGGGAAGTTGTAAAAGCCCAGGCAGGATCGGCAGGAGACATAGAAGTTGCTATGACCTTCGACCTGGCTGACCGCCCAGCGGGTCTAAACAACTTCGATGACACATAAAGACCACAAGATAACCGTTGCACAGCAATCCGACCTGAATTGGGACGGCAATGTTGAGGAAGAAGAGGAAGAAGAGGAAGAGTGTCCACAGAACTCAACATAGAGCTTTTGCCCTGGCAGCAAGAAGTCTGGGAAGACCCCACCAGATTTAAGATCGTTGCCGCTGGACGACGAACAGGCAAGTCAAGACTCGCTGCGTGGATGCTGATAGTCAATGCCCTCCAAGCAGAAAAGGGCCATGTGTTCTACGTCGCTCCCACTCAAGGACAAGCAAGAGACATTCTTTGGCAAACCCTCCTGGAATTAGGTCATCCGGTCATTTCCGGCAGTCATATCAACAATCTCCAGATTAAATTGATTAACGGGGCCACGATTAGCCTGAAGGGCGCTGACCGACCCGAGACTATGCGAGGTGTTTCTTTGAAATTCCTCGTTCTTGACGAATACGCCGACATGAAGCCAGAAGTCTTCGAGCAGATCCTAAGACCTGCACTGGCTGACCAGAAGGGCCAAACTCTTTTCATTGGTACACCAATGGGCAGGAATCACTTTTACGACCTGTACAAGTACGCCGAGTTAGGAGATGACCCGACCTACAAGTCCTGGCACTTTACTTCCTACGACAACCCCCTGTTAGACCCAGAAGAAATCGACATTGCTAAGAAGTCCATGTCGAGCTACGCCTTCAGGCAAGAATTCATGGCGTCCTTTGAAGCCAGAGGGTCTGAGATGTTTAAGGAGGACTGGGTTAAGTTCTCTGACAAAGGCCCAGAAGAGGGCGATTACTACATCGCTGTCGACCTTGCAGGGTTTGAGGAAGTTAATAAGAAGAAAACCAAAAACTCCAGGCTGGACGAAACCGCTATTGCCGTGGTGAAGGTCAATGAGCATGGCTGGTATGTGGAGAACGTCATTCATGGACGGTGGGAGCTAAACGAAACAGCCGCCAAGATATTCCAAGCCGTTAGGGATTATCGTCCTATTAGTGTCGGAATCGAGAGAGGTATTGCTAAACAAGCCGTTATGTCTCCTCTCATAGACTTGCAGAAGAGATACGGGACGTTTTTCCGAGTGCAGGAATTGACCCACGGCAACAAGAAGAAGACCGACAGAATCATGTGGGCCTTACAGGGAAGGTTTGAGAACGGCTACGTTACGCTAAACCGAGGCGAGTGGAATCACAAATTCCTAGATCAGCTGTTTCAGTTTCCTGACCCACTGACCCACGATGACTTGATCGATGCACTAGCGTATACTGATCAGCTTGCTAACGTAGCTTATGACTATGAATACGAAATTGACGACCATGAAATCTTAGATATCGTAAGTGGCTATTGATGAAGAAGTGTACTGTATGTGAAGAAGCAAAACCTTTTGCTGAGTTTCATAAAAGAAAAGCAATGAAGGATGGTCATAGGTCGGCCTGTAAAGACTGTGAATATGAAAGACGACAAGGCAAGTATAGGAACACTGTTTTAAAAAACTCAGAAAAACACAACAGAGCAAGGGGTCACAGGCCGCTAGAAGAATACCTAGCAGATCGTAGGCGCAATCCCGTACCTAATAGTTACCGCGTAGCAAAGCGGAGAGCCACGAAGAAAAGGGCAACTCCTACATGGGCAGGCCAGCAGTACATTAAAGACTTGTACGCCAACGCTAAGGAGGCTAGCGCGATCTTTGAAGCGGTGGGAGTAAAACCTAAATTTCAAGTAGATCACATTGTTCCACTACAGCACGATCAGGTATGTGGTTTACACGTAGAACACAACTTGCAGGTACTTACCGCTGAAGAGAATCAACGTAAGTCCAACGCGTTTAAGGCAGGATACTAATATGAGCGATTTTTACGAAGTCGACCCCCTGATGGCAGAGCAGTCCATTGAAGAGTGGGTCATGAGTAAGTGTGAGAATTGGAGAGATCACTACGAGTCTAATTACTCTGAGCAGTTCGAGGAGTATTACCGTCTGTGGAGAGGCATTTGGGATGCTTCTGACTCCGAGCGATCCTCTGAGAGATCCAGGATCATCTCCCCTGCCC